TCGATGGCTGCCATGAAGGCGTGGCTGCGCCGGAATGGCTTGTCGTTGCTGGAGGCGGGCAGCGACTGCCTTAACCGCAAGACGATCGAGAACCTACTCGCCGGAGAGCTGCCAGCGAACGTCCGCCGGGTGCTGGAGCTTCGTTTCGCGGGCGGGAAATCGTCGGTAGCCAAGTACGAGGCGATTGTCGACCGGGCCGACGACGATGGCCGGGTGCGCGGCAATTTGCTTTACCACGGCGCGAGCACCGGCCGGTGGGCCGGCGCCGGCGTGCAGTTGCAGAACCTGCCCAGGGCGACGGTCGAGGATTGGGAAGCCGCCAGGGCGGCTTTGCAGCCGGACAGCGGCAGCCTGGGCGTCTTATCGAAGATGCTCCGAGGGACGATTGTCGCGCCCGCCGGGCACCGGCTGCTGTGGGCCGATTACGCCGCGATCGAGGCGCGGGGCGTGGCGTGGCTGGCGGGGCAGACCGATCTGGTCCAGCTGTTCGCCAGCGGCGGCAAGGTTTACGAGGCGATGGCCGCGGCGATTTTCGGCACCACCCCGGACCGGATCGCGAAGGATTCCACCGAACGGTTCCTGGGCAAGACGGTCGTGCTGGGCTGCGGTTACGCCATGGGAGCCCAGAAGTTCCAGCAGGCGTGCGCGGCGCAGGGACAGGTGATCGACGACACCCTCGCCCACCGCGCTGTGAGCACCTACCGCAGCCGATACCCCTACATCCCGGCGTTGTGGAAGGAGTTGAACGCCGCCGCGCTGCAAGCGCGGCAGATGGTGGCGGCCCCTTGCGCCTATAACGGCATACAGTTTTTGTGCGACGAAGACTGGATGACGGTGCGGCTGCCGTCGGGGCGCAAGCTGTATTACCGCAACCCGCAGGTCGTGAAGGCCGCCGGGCCGTTCGGCGCGAGGCTCACGCTCGAATACGATGCCGTCAATTCCCTGACAAAGAAGTGGGAAAGGGAGCGCACGTTCGGCGGCAAGCTGACAGAGAACATCGTCCAGGGTATCTGCCGCGATCTCATCGCCGCCGCGATGCTGGCGTTGCAGCGGCGCGGCTATCGGGTGATCGCGTCGGTGCACGACGAGATCGTGTGCGAGATGCCGATCGGCCGGGGTTCTACCGAGGAGATGCTGGAGGTTATGTGCGACGTGCCCGATTGGGCTAAGGGTTTCCCGATTTCCGCAGAAGCGAAGGAGGCTACGCGTTATGGCAAATGACGCAGAGTTCGACGACGACCTATGCAATGTCCTGAATACGGCATTGCTCTTAGTGACCGGCGATAGGGCGCGCCAGCATGGAGACGCCTACCTGCAACACTCGATCGCGGCCGACTTCTGGTCGACCTATTTGCGGGCCAAGGATAAACTCACCCAAGACTTAACCGCCGCGGATGTCGCCCAAATGATGTTGCTGCTAAAAATCAGTCGGGATACGACCGGGGAGTTCAACCCGGATACGTTCATCGACCAATGCGGCTATGCCGCGCTGTCGTTCGCGATCAAAAACCGGGAGCAGCCCGATGAAAATTGAAACAGCCGAGGAGTTCTTCGCGGAAATCGAGAAGCGCAGGGCGCAGATCGAAATGTCCGAACGAGATCTCAGCCAGCGTATCGGCAGGTCCGCTGGTGCCTATTGGTGGTGGAAAGCAAGGGGCACGAAGTCGGGGCTCGAGACCGCGTTCCGCCTTGCCAAAGCCGTCGGGTTGACGGTCACAGTTTCTTCCTCGACATAAAAAAAGCCCCCGGCTGCCGCCGGGGGCTGAGTCGATCAGGGAGGTCACGGAGGCTGTTATGTCGGATTTCGATATCCCGCGCAACCTGAATTTCGCACGCGCCTGCGCGCCGTTTTCGCAGCGTGGCGGTTTCCCTCTTTCCGACCTGCTGCCCATCATCCCGCCCGGCGCGAAGCTGGGGTCGAAGTCGGCGGTCGATCCCAGCCAAGCCGGGAAGGTGCCGGGCCGCTACGAGACCCGCACGGGGAAATGGTATGGGCTGACCGGCAATTGGCCGACGTCGGGCTTGCACCCGGCCGCGCATAAGCGCGCCGCTGACTGGCCGACCGAGAACGTGGGTTTGCGGGCCGAAGCGTGGCCGGCTGTCGACATCGACGTGGCGTCCGACGAGGCGCGGGAGCTGGTGGAGGGCGCGGCGGCCTCTTACCTCGGTAATGCGCCCGCCAGGGTGCGGGGCAATTCGCCTCGCGTGCTGTTGGTCTATAAGCGCGTCGGCGACGACATCGTTCGGAAGTCCAGGTTGGTGTTCCGCGATCACGAGGGGCGCGAGCATGCCGTCGAGGTGCTCGGCGCGGGTCAGCAGTATTTGATCGCCGGCACGCATCCGTCCGGGGCTCGTTACGAATGGCGTCCGGGCGCGGACCTTGCGACGTGGCGGGCCGACGGCTTGACCCAGATCGCGCCTGCGGATGTGCGGAAGTTCCTCGATTTTGTCGCGGAGCGGGTGCGGAAGCGCGGCTGGGAGGTGGCGCGCGATGTTCGGACCGCGGCTTCCGCGAACGACGTCGGCTATGTCGTGGCCGATCTCGAGCCGTTGGTTCCGGTCGAGATGGCCTTGGCCGCGTTGAAGTCCATCCCGAACGACGCTGACGCCATGCCGATGCGCGAAGACCTTGTGCGGATCATGGCGGGGTTCAAGGCCGCCGTCGGCCGGGACGCGCTGCGCGGGGACGTGGAACGGCAGGTGCTCGATTGGGCGACCGAGCATGATTGGGCCGAGCCGAAATACGCCGAGCAAGTATGGCAGTCGCTTCGCGCCGTGCGCGTCGGGCCGCAGGTGCTGTTCGATGCGGCGCACCGGTACGGCTTCGTCGGGGACGCCCGCTCGGATTTCGCCGATGCGGTGGAGGACGCCGAGGCGGTGATCGAGGCGGCTCAAAAAGCCGGTGGCGAAGAAGCGCAGAAACTGCAGGATTTAGCGAAGCGGATCGTCTATTGGCCCGAAGCGCAGAAGTGGATCGAGCTGGCCACCAAGAGGCAGTTCTCTCACGCGGCGTTTAATTCGTGCCCCGGGCTCGGCACCATGATCGCCCCGGCGGGTTCGACGGGCACCCGGGCCGCCGCGAACAAGCTGCTGAACGCTTCGCTCGTCCAGCAGGTGCAAGGGATCACCTATCTGCCTGGGCAGCCGCAGCTCGTGACGTGGGACCCGCACGGCCGCCCGAATATGTTCTTCAACCGCTGGGAGGACGCGAATGTCTCTTTGCCGGACGCTGTGACGGACGGCAACGTGCGGCCGTGGCTGGACCATGCGGCCTACCTGTTCGAGGAGGCTGGCGACCGCGAATACCTGCTCGACTACCTCGCGCACATCCTGCAGCGCCGTGGCCGGAAGATTCGGTGGGCGCCTATAATTATCGGCAGCCAGGGTATCGGCAAGGATTTGTTCTTGCGGCCGATCATGCGCGGCTTGGGCGAACGCACTAACTGCGCCACGGTGCAGCCCGACCGGTTGCAGGGGAAATTTATCGATTTCTACGAGCGCGAGCTGGTAGTTGTCGAGGAGATCACGCGCACCGAGAGAAACGACGTCTACGAGCGGCTGAAGGCGATCATCTCGGGCACGGCGTCGGACACCGTGCTCATCGAGCGCAAGTTCGAGCAGCCCTACGAGGTGCCGAACACGGTGAATTTCGTGTTCTTCTCGAACCATTCGGACGCGCTTTCTTTGTCGGCGGACGACCGGAGATTCTTCGTTATCAGTTCCCATGCGAGCCCGGCCGATACGGCATACTACACGAGGCTGTCCCGGTTCTACGAGTCCGGGGGATGGCAAGCGGTCGTGCGATGGCTGCGCCAGCGGGACATCGGCAGCTTCAATCCCGACGCGAGGCCGCGGTTCAACTCCGACAAGGAGCATATGATCGAGCAGGCCCAGCCATACTACGCACTGTGGCTACGCGACGAGTTTCTGCCCGACCGCAGCGTGGTCACGGTTAAGGAGGTCCTCGACACCGTTGCCACGAACCTGAACATCAACCCGCGCGTGCGGGATCACCTGAGAGGCCAAAGCCAAGTAGCTAAAGCTTTGAAATTCGCCGGATGGGTTTATCGCCACAAAGAGCTGCGGCTGCATACCGGCCAGCAAGCCCGCGTCTGGTGCCGCAACGAGCAGATCGCGAACAGCAGTCTCGATTTGATCCGTGCGGCGTATCAGCGCGAAACCGTCGGCAAGGGCTTCGCGAAAATGGCGTAGGCGCGCTGTTCGCGCGCTATTGCGCCGCCCACGACTTCTGCTATCTTGTGTTCCTCGACAGGAAAGCGACACATGGCACGCAAGCCCACCATTCGACGTCTGACCGACGCGTTCCCAGCGGAGGTGCGGGCAGCCGTCATCCGCGATTACGCCGGCGGCTTGCGCATATCGGACATCTGCCGCAAATATGGCGTCGCCAACACCACCGTTGACCGATGGATCGAAAAAGACAAGAGCATTGGCCTTCGGGGGCGGGACCGCAACGCCATCGGCGCGCAAGAGCTGATCTTGCCGGACCATCCGACCGACGCCGATATTCCGGACATTCCTGGATGGCTGCCCTCCGGGTCGCCGCATTGGCGCATCGTGGCGTCGTGGCAGTTCGCGGGCGCGGTCAAGGTGCGCCTTTTTTTCCCGACCGCTTCCGGGGCTGGCGGCGTTGTCATGCCGACGGCCAAGGGCGCGCAAATCCGCAACTTGCGGCGCGGAAACTAAAGGATTGCGCAGGATGTTAAACGTGCTCGATCTGTTCAGCGGACTCGGGGGGTTCTCGTTGGGTTTGGAACGCACGGGTGGGTTTCGGACTGTTGCGTTTTGCGAAATCGAACCGTTCTGCCGTTCCGTCCTCAACAAGCATTGGCCGGGGGTGCCAGTCTATGAAGACGTTAAAACGCTCGATGCCGCGCGACTCGCGGCAGATGGAATTTCCGTGGATGTGCTCTGCGGAGGATTCCCCTGCCAAGATATCAGCACCGCCGGGCGAGGCGCCGGATTGTCTGGCGAGCGAAGCGGTCTGTGGTGGGAGTTCTACCGCCTCATCCAAGAAATCCGCCCGCAATACGCGCTCATCGAAAACGTCAGCGCCCTTCGATCTCGCGGATTGGACGAAGTGCTCGGGGCGCTCGCTGCGATCGGGTATGATGCGGAGTGGCATTGTATACCCGCTTCCGCCGTTGGCGCCCCCCACCGGCGGGATCGCGTCTGGATTGTTGCCTATCCCACACGTCCAGATCACGCCGAACAGAGCAGTGCGGATGTGGCCGACCCCGCATGGGATGGGGCCAGACGGTCACGGATCGGAGCTTTCGCAGGCGGTGAGAGTATCGTTGGGCCTGTCTGGTTCGGAACGCAGTGCGCGGAAAGTGCCGCAGAATTACGCAATCCCCCAAGCGCGGCATCCGACGGCGTTGGTGGAGGACCCCCAACGGATGTGGCGCACCCCCAACACGAGGGGTGGGGAGCAGGCGGGGTATGCCGACATGGAGAAGCTCCAAGCGCGCTGGGCGTCAGGCAAGCAAGTCCAGTTGTGCGACCAAGTGCGGATGTGGCCGACGCCCACATCGTCGTTGGGAACGCACGCTGGTCTGGTGACGCCGAGCAAAGCGCGGGAAGGCGGGACGCTGGTGGAAGCGGTCGCGGCGCGGACGCAATTGCCGACGTTGGCAGTGGCGGCTGGTGGGCAGTTGAACCCGACGTGGGTCGAGTGGCTCATGGGATTCCCGCTAGAGTGGACCGTCTGCGAGCCCTTGGCAACGCGGTCGTCCCGCAAATCCCGGAAATCCTCGGGCGCGCGATCTTAGCCCATCGGGCATCGAGCGATCTTTAAGCCGTAACGGATTAAGTTGGGGGCTGACGAATGACCGACGCCATGGACTACTTCGAAGAACTACAAGCTGAGATTGATCGGCTGAAGGTGCTCAACGACATCTTTCGCAGGGAGTTAAAGGTTGCTCGTGAGGTGGCAAAAGAAGCCTACTCCTATATGACCTACACATGGCAATCGCATCTGTTCGATGCAAGCAAACCATTCGACATGAGCGTCTTTGCGCCTGAAGCCTATGAGATGATGCCCCGCGCCGATCAGTGCCTCTTTGATAAGCTGAAAGCGTATTCGGACATGCTCAAAGGTTAGAACACACAACGAACATCCGGACCGGGTAACAAACGGGGTATAATTATGAAACCCATCGCCCTTGCCCTGGCGGGCATTCTGGCCGCATCGCAGGCCGTCGCGGACACGCACGGTATCGCGTCGTGGTATTCGACGGGTCGAATCACCGCCAGCGGCGAAACCTACGACAAGCACCAGTTCACCGCTGCTAGCCGCACGTTGCCGTTCGGCACGATGGTTCTGGTGACGCGCCTGGACACGCGCGAGGGCGTCGTCGTCCGGATCAACGATCGCGGACCTTTCGCGCGCGGCCGGGTGATCGACCTGTCCGAAGCTGCCGGTAAAGCGATCGGCATCCACCGCATCGGCGTGGCCAAAGTGCGCTTGAGAGTTATTGGAACCCCGCGCTAGGATCGCCCATCAGCGCAGTGTCCGAATCCATGGATGACGACACGGGAAAACACTGCGTTGCCCACCGGCCGGGCCGTGGTTCGCCCACGCGGCCGGTGGGGCTTATCAGCGGAAAAGCATCGGCAGCGCTAGGTCATCGCTCCACGATCTCTTTCACCGCCGCGAGTTTGCGTCGGCAGTCCTCGC